ATTGTTTTCCTGCAAATAAAGCTGCACCTGCAATAGCTCCTTTAGTAAGGCTTGACATACCTGCAGCAAATTTTGCATTTTCTTTAGTATTTTTATTAACTTGATTATGTGTTTTTTCTGCACTATCTGAAACATTATCTAATTCTTTTGCTGCTTTATTAGCACCAAGAACTTTGATAAACATCTCTAAAGTTGCTCTTGCCATTATCTCCTCAATTTAGCTTTAGCATTAGCCTCTGTGATAGCTTTCTGCTCTTTTTTGTTTCTATCTATGTAGTATAACTTCCAAGACTCAAATTCTTGCATACTCATAGATTTTCTCAGAGCATCAACTGTCATGCCTAAATCTAAAGCTAGTCTAAATTCAAAAGCCAACTCTGTATTATTCTGGAAACTCAGAGGCTATTGAAGCCTGATCCTCCTTAGTCCAAGCCATACATCTATAGATGCCTATAAGCACTTTATCTACTATTGATGGTGTAGCTTTACTGTAAAACTCCTCAACTTGATCTAAATCATCAAATTCTGGCTCTTTTAATCCTTTAAGAAGTAAATGTTTCTCAAAAAGAACTTCATCTCTAACTCCATCTTTTTCAGATAGTTCATTGATTTCTACTGCATCAGCTTTAGTTAAACCTGTAACTAATACTGTTGCATCCCATTCAGGTATCTCAATTTCTTTTTCTGGTAAAGATGGAGCATTAGATATATCATCTAAGCTAAGTCTTTTCATTAATGCCTCCTGTTTTAACTACTTATATTCTAAGCAGTTGTTTCAGTTACATCTCCAGAAACTTGAAAAGCTGCTGTGAAGCTAACAGCTCCACCTACATCAGGAGTTCTATCATAAGAAGTCATGATACATTCTCCTAAAGCCTTAGGATTTCCTCCTGTAGTTCCAATTGGATAGAACTCAAAAGATCCCTCAACACCAAGTATTCCAGATAAGTAACCATCAACAGTTGCATCAAAAGATCCAGAGATTGTTATTGTTGCATCCTTTAGTCCTGCTACATAAGCTTTAGAACTATTAGAGAATGCTGAAACCTCTGCTACATCTGCAGTTCTTGAAACAGCAACATCTGTTAAAACATCAGAAATATCTCTTAATGTTCCTCCAGAGTCATCTATTTTAAAAGCTGCATTCTTTCCATGTGTAAATGTTGGCATTTATCTTTCTCCTATTTTCCTTAATTTATCCCTGTGCAAAACCTACAGCAGCAGTTATAGAGCCTGTTCCACCAAAAGTTAGAACTGCTCTTGCATACTGATTAGGATTAGTTGCACTTGTTAAAAGCTCAGAAGTAGTTCCTGTTGCTTGAGTAAAAGTTATATAATCACTCCAAACAGCTTCATCTGTGCTTGTTTGTATTTTAACATCTAATGTTGGGCTTCCAGAACTTACTGTACAATGTAGAACTCCTGCACCACCATTAGTTCCTGCAGCTCCAAAATCAACTGATGCTTCATTAGAGCTACCTGTTACAGAAGTAGGAGCTAGTAAGCTCTTACCATTATAAGCATTTCCATCAAATTGGAATGCTACTGCTACTGCAACAACTGATCCTACATCTGCACTTCTATCATAAGAAGTTGCTATTGTGTTTCCAAAAGATACAGCATTCCCTCTGGTATATCCTATAGGTGCAATTGAGAATGCTGCACCAGATCCTCCTAGCTGAGATAAAAACTCAGCATCTGCATCAGGATCTGTACTCTCAAAGTAACCTGAAAGAGTAACTGTGCCATCTTTAAGTCCTGCAATATAAGTCTTTGATGAGGATGAGAATGTTGATGTTTCAGCTACATCTGCTGTTAATGATAAAGCTGCATCTGTAAGAGTAGTTGAAAGATTAGTGTTATCTAATAAAACTACTGCATTTTTTCCATGATTAAAAGTTGGCATTATTCTTCTTCCTCTTTCATCATTTTACTATCAAACTTTTCTGCTGCATTATTCTTAATCAATGCTTTAGCTATTTTATCTGGTAAATCAAGAACTTCTCCTGCCTCTACCCTTTTATCTTTTTTATCTAGTGAAAAATCACTACCTACTAAAATTTTTACTTTCATTATGCTATTACCTCTATATTGAATGTTACACCAAGAAAGCTAGTTCCCTGTGTTACTTCATATTCTCCATAATCTGTTGCACTTATTACTCTAACAGACATTGCTGCACCTCCCAAAGTAGGATCACTTTCTATTGCTGCTTTAACAGAAGTTGCTCCTATTGAAGCTAAATAAGCATCTACTCCATCTTGTGCTGTTTCTGCATCTATTCTTGAAATATATACTACTATAGGAATCTCATAAGTATCAGCACCTCTAGCCATTGTTGAATCATAATTTAAACTATTTAAAGGAGCTACTAAAGCAATAGGTGGATCTATAAAATCTGGAACATACTCATAAGCAGTTAAACCTGAAATAGTTTCTAAATTAGTTTTAAGCCCATCTCTAATTGATGTAAGTAAAGCCATTATTTAACACTCCTAGCTATATCTCTTGCAATTAATTCTAACATCTCTTGCCCTCTGTCCTTAATCTCTTTCTGTTTCTCATAGACAACACCACCAATGAATGGCTTCATTTTTAAACCTCTCTTAGATATTGCTCTAGCAACTAAGAATGGATTTAGTTTAGGTTGTCCTCTCCTAGCCCACTTAGCAAGACTACTACCCTCTTTGTATGGTGGAAAGAATGGTCTAGTTCTCCTAATTGGGCTAAATCCTCTAAATATTGGCTTACCATGAATGAATGGAGCATATTGTCTATCTGTAGCTAATTTAAAGCCCTCAGACATTCTAAGCCTATTTGTATTGCCTAATTTAGCTGTAAAGACACTTCTCCTAGTTGCACCTGTGTTTTTATTGCCTCTACCTGCTTGAGATCTAGGAGATGGCTTATTTTCTAAAGCATTTAAAGAATCTTGTTTTAATTCTTTTGCTAGTTCATTGAAATAATCTGTACTTCTTTTATTCCAGATTGTTTGTGAATTAATAGACCTAGATAAGTCTAAAGCTCCATTTAGTGTTAGTTTCATACACCATACTGTCTTTGATTATTTATTGCAGTAAGTCCTGTGTATGGTCTGCCTGAAGCAAGAGTTGTTGTTGATTTCTTATAGTGTTTAAGCATTGTTTTAACATCTGGATCTAATTCACTTAAAAATATTACAGGAGCTTGTCCTGTTTCAGGATTACCAGAAAATCCCATTGGGCTATTCTTTCTCTGCCAAAATCTAGCTGCTTGAATTAAACATGCCTGTGTTACAGCAGGAGGTTGATGATTATTACCACTTTGAATAGGAAAACCAAAATATCCTGTTACAGCTAATCCTCTCCTATGATTTGTTGGTAAAACTTTACCACCATTCTCTATAGCCATATAGATTTTGTCAAATGGCATTCTAGGTTGTAATTTATCTGCATTATAAGGAGCTAAATAATAATCAGTATCTCTAACTAAAGTCTGATCATCAGTTCCATCTGCATTAAGTGTTTTAACAACTAATCCTGTAGTTGTTGATATATCATCTACTTCTATAAAGTCTTGAAATTCACAATCATAATATCTTGTTTGCAAAACAACTACACCAGAATCTTTTTCTACATAAAAAACTCTGCCACAAAACTCATCAATTAAGTTTGTAGCAGCTTCTAGTGCATAAGTTAAGTTAGTATCTTGTGCTGATCCACTAATACCTAACCATCCCTTAAGTTCATCAACCTCAACATAAGTGTGAATTGCAACAGGCATAAGTTAATTACTTATCCTCTGATGGCTTTACAGCTTTGTTTTCTACTTTTTTCTTTGCAGCTTTCTTTTTTGGCTTTTCCAATTCTACATTAGGAACAGGATCTCCAACTTTTGCTACTAAAACAGCAGAACTAAATGGAGATTTTTCTCCTTTAGCATATTTATGTGTTTTATTACATTTCCAAACTGTATCTTTTGGATCTGTTATTTTTTCCATATTGTTCTCCTCTTCATGAAAAGCAGAGCTCATTACTTCAGTTGTCATAACAAAAGAATGGCTCTGCTTTTTCATTTAATATTTTATTCTATATCTAGAATTCTTGTGAAAGAAGCAATTCTATATACAGCTAAAGCATATCTTAAAGATGCTTTAATTGTTAGAATGTCTTTGCCAAAATCCCCATCAGCAGCTGAGTCTGAAATTTGTAATTCCATTCCTCTTCTGAATACATGGTTTACAGCAAGTCCTCCACCAAATTTTCCAATAAGAACATCAGTATCAAGACCAACAGCAGATCCTATTTGTGTTGATTTAACAACAGGTAATCCCCAAATTGTTGGGCTTCCTGCTTGTGCAGAAGCACCAAGCATAAAGTTTTCATTACCATCTACTTGACCTGCTAATGCTTCATAAGCAGCAGGGCTCATAACAATAGCATCTGGGCTCATTTGTCCATTTGATTCTACATCTTTGATACCCTCAAGAATTGTTCTTAATTTACCACCTACAGATGCAGGATAAGCACCTGCTGAGTAAGTGATTGAATTAATACCACTTCTTTGAACTATTCCCTCAATGTCAGGGCTAACACCTGATCCACCAAGAACTTGTTTTTCAAGTTTTTGCATGACATGGTTAGCTAATCTTCCATCAAAATATGCTTTTGCACCTGCTTGATCTTCAAGCAATTCTGCAGTTATTGGAAGAGTTGTAATGAATTTTCTTACAGGCTCTGTAACTGCTGAATAAGTGAAAGCATCTTCTGGAGCAGCAGATCCCTCAGCTGTTTCTGCAGCATTGTTTGTTGCAGTTTCTGCTAAGAAGTAATAAGTTGTTTGATCTGTATTGATTGTATCAATAAGATTCAAAACAGGATTTGGATCTGGCTCTGCAGGAGGAGCTACTAATTGATAAATTGTATCTCTAGTCCATACAGAAGTTGTTACTGTGTTTTTTTGCTCAAATGGAGCTTTATCTGATTGGAATGGAATGTTTTTAATTCCACCATCAACAAAAGACTTATAAGCATCTGATTGTAAAAATTCAGCACCAAGAGTTTGAGGAGCTTCAATTTCTGGCTCACCATAAACAGGCATTCCAGAAACTTTTTGAGAATTTTTTAATTCTTCTTTATTAGCATCTTTAACACCCTCAAGATCAGTTAATTCATTAATCTTTGAGCCAAGTTCTGCTAACTCATCATTTCTCTTTTTAATTTCTTCTTTTTGATCTGAAGAAAGTTCTGACATATCTTTTACAGAATCAAATATCTTAGCAAGTTCTTCTGATTTTTGAGCTTTTTGAGCTCTCATATCTTTTAATGTTGCCATTATATATTTCTCCTATTAATTATTGTTCATTAAGTTCTTTTGAACTTCAATAAATAGCTCATCATCTTTAACAGCATCATAACCATATTCTGCCAAGACATCATCCAACTTAATATAAAGTGAATTCAATCCTGCCAAATATGTTTGTATCATCTCTGTAGATTTTGAGCTTAATGTCTTTTTTTCAGAGTTTCTAAGAAGAGCAAGATCTTCTATTCTCTCTGTAAATGCCTTTAACTCCTCAAGAGAAGTTACAGCTTGTTCTCCAAGCCTCATGCCCTGTTGGGATGATTTACTGATACTTGCATCAGTTTCACTTGAAACTTCTGGCTCTGTAGATTCAACTTGCATCTCTGCTTTGATTTCCTCATCTACAGGCTCTAAACCTGATTTAAGTGCTTGAACAAAACTGTTCTGTTGAGCACCTACTAGCACAGGAGAAACCTCCCATACTTTAACATCCTCTAATACTCTTACAGGAACTTCCTCTCCTTTAGCATCAATATGAGTTCCTTTAGATGATTTCATTACTTGAAACCCAAAGAAAACTGTTGCATATCTTGCATCTCTTTAACTGTGTTGTATGCTTCTTTCCCTGCTTCTG